TTCCCATATTTACTACGTTTATGCGGCGGTTATTAAAATAAACTGTTGCGCCGCTGGACTTGTATTGTGCGGTAAAGGTGTTTGATCCAGCCGTTAGGCCAGTGACAATGTATGCGTATGAGTGTGCATCGATAGTTTGCGTAGCGTTAGTTTTAATATTGATTGAAAACGCATCACTGGCCGCAATAGTGGTAGCACCTGATACAGCGTATGACATATATGCACGATCGGCTGTACCTGCTAACTCGATCTCAGCAGAAAACATAATCATGGCTTTAGTGCCAGTAGTTAATGTAACGGCTGTTGCGGTTGCTAAACCTGTATAGCTTGTACTGGTAGTAGTCTGATTTGTTAAAGTTTCAGCCGATGCCGATGCTGGAGAACTAGCAGCACCGACTGCTACCCAGGCCGATCCGCTGTAATACTCAGTTGAGTTAGTGTCTTTTAAATAACTCATATTGCCTTCTTGTGGGCTAGTTACCGCAGCTGTACGGGCTGCTGCATCGGCAAACACCCACACGCCTTGCATTAAATAACCATTTGTATCGGCGGCCGTAAGTACGTCACCAGTTACGAAGGTCTTAAAACCTGCTCCTGCTCCCATTTTATATCTCCTTAGTAACTTAATACAGACGTATCAAGTACGCCATATTGGGTTGAGTTTAATATAAATCCGTCAATAACCGGCTCAAGTGTAGTAAAGGTCGTACGCCATTTATTAGGGGTAACGCTGTGTGCCACGCCAAATATTTGTAAGGTTTTTGTAAGAGTAGATGCACCTGGCTGGTTAGTAGTAATAGTCACCGGGTCAAAAAAATCAAGATCAAGCGCGGCTACGATGCCATTGGCGTAGTTATCTGTGTATAGGTCTAGCTCGATCGCATCGCATCTAACGCTAGTTTCGGCGCGGCTGGCAACGTATGCACGGGCGTAGTCCAGGGCTACGGCATCGGTCTGCATAAGCAAGTTCTGGATATTGTAAGTGTGCGCAAAATACTTAGCCACACTAGCTGCGTTAGTAGCGTTTTGGACTGTGCCACCTGTGCGGCTTACGTTGGCCTGGTTAAATACAAGGGTGTCATCTAATCGCCATACGGCATTAAAATAGCCAATATCTGTGCCATTATCGTTAAATACTGTAGGCGTACCTGCGATGCTGGCCGTAGTAACGTTACGATCTTGAAATACGAAAGAGCCAGATGCATCAACGTAAAACGCGCCGTACTCACTATTTGTAACGGTTTGTAATGCGGCTAGGGATGTACGAGCTGTGCCGGGATCTGCCTGCATAGTAGTTAAACCTGCATCAACATCACGCATAGATGCTGGCCAATTAATTTCATCAAGTATCTCATTAATGCGTGTACCACTTAGGTCGCCAGCAGTTGCACCTGTAACCGTACTGATCTGGGCATTTTGAGCCAGTCTTAGGGCATCCACGGCCTGGATGACTGTGTAAACTACATCGTTAGCATTTTTAGGGGTAGTGGTTGTATAGCTAGTAATGAACCCTGAGAACATTGGATAGGTAGTGCCACTATAAGTAGCCGATATAGATACCTTACGCATTGGATCAAGTAGGCCAAAATAGGGGCTGCTAGGGTTCTGCGGATTAAAGTCGCCGTTTTGATCCACGATACGCAGGGTTAGCGTACCTGTCTGAAATTCATCGGCCTGCGGATTACGGCCGCGCTTAATGCTTACGCTATCGACTACGTTACTTACATCTACAATAACTGCAGCTGAATCGGCAAGGATATTAGTACCTAAAATACCTTCGCCAAGAATTAATGCCTGGGCAAAACTAGGGCCAGTAGAAAAGTTAATGACCGCGTTAATAACTGGGACTGTCATTTGATTAAGAACCCTGCAGGCGTTCTAGGCATACCTGTTCTGTCAGCATTTAGTAATGCATCGTTTACTTTCTCGGTAAAGTCATCACCATCTAATACGTTGCCTTCGATATTAATAGTTATGGATGGCGTTTGCATACCGTAACCAGGACCACCCATTGAAGGGCCATACGGGTTAAACATTGACGATGATCCTGTAGCAGATTGCGCAGGTGTTCCGTTTGTAACAGCTTCTGCTAAATCATCTACAGCTGATTGTGACTCGGCAACGGATGCAGCGGCAGCTGTAGCAGCATCTGCAGCCTCAGCAGCGGCATTTGTTACTTTTTGCAGGATGTCATCGATCGTATCATCCTCTGTAAAAATACTTGTGCCACCAGTATTACCGCCGCCAGTACCACCGCCACCGCCCGTACCGCCACCACCATTACCGCCAGCCGCAGCGGCTGCGGCTGCAGCAGCGGCAGCAGCTAGTAAATCATCGACATTACGGTCTTTATTTTGACCCGGATTATAAGTAACTCCAGGGATCATGGTCATGCCGCCCTTGAGTTTATTTAGTTCATTAATTGCGGCAGTTAAACTGCCTGCCCATGTAGCAAACGGATCTTTAGCCTCACCAATTTTTAAAAGATCGGCAGCAATTTTGGCATTTTTTGCTTGAATATCCTCTAACTTTTTTTGCAAGGCTTCGGCTTTATCTGCGTTGCCATCCTCAATAGCCTGCATAAGCAATAGGCGTACTTTTTCTTCTTCGCTTATCTTGCCCTTTAGCGCAGCTGCTATTTGAATTTTTTGTATTTCAAATACGGCAGCAGCCTTATCTAATTTTGCTTTATTGGCAGCTGCTAATTTATCGGCCTTAATCTTAGCCGCTGCGGCTTTTTTGTCGGCTAGGATCTTAGCGGCTGCGGCTTTAGCTTCACGTTCCTTTACGAAATCGCGGCTAGGGCCACCTGATCCACCTGTAAACATACGGCGAGCCTGGTTATTAAGTGTGCGCATCTCTGCGCCTAGATTAGACAGAATACTAATATACGCGCCGATTACTGGAATAGCTTGTACATAAGCATCTAAAGGTAATTGAAAAGCTTTACCTGCTACTGGTATCTCTTTTAATTTTTGAATAAATACGCCAATGCCGCGAATAATGTCGGCAATATAAAGTGAAGTTTGCTCTAGTCCTGTGTTTAACTGATCTATGCTTGTATCACCGCTAAGCAATTTTAAAGCATCTACTAAGCCTTCGCCTATAGTTTCCTTAGCATTATTAGCAGCTACTTGTAATTTGGCCAACTGGCCTGCATAACTGTTGGCTGCGCTAGTGGCTTGACCAGCAAACAAGGTAGTTAGTTTTTGCTGTATATCCTCAAACTTACCCGATGCTAATTCGGCTTTAGATATACCAACACCTAAACGGCCAATAGCGGCATTTTGTCCTAAATAGGCTTTTTGTAAACTTTGTGAAACTTGAGTAACTGTCTTGCCTGTACCAGCTGCAATATCTAAAGATAGGTTTAATAATTCTTGTGACTTACTAACTGACCCGGTGGCTCGCAATAATCGATCCATGGCTGGGCGTAGTTCATCATCAAGTACGCCAGTCTGCTGCTCTAAGTTATCAATAAACCGACCAATAATAACTGTATTGTTATCATAATTAAGGCCTAAGTTTTTAATTGTTACGCTTAATGATCGCGCAGCATTATCATCCTCTATAAATGCTTTAGCAGATGATTTGGCAAAATTTAATACAGCCTTAGCACCAAAAGCAACGCCAAAAGTTTTAGCTAAATTCTTTACGTTTTTTTCTAAAGATGAAGTAGATTTTCCAGCCTTATCAAAGGCTTTTTTGCCAGTAAATTCGGCGGCTATATCAATTCTTACGGATGGATCTACGGCCATTAGTTGTACCCCACAGCCGCATTAAATTTATCCCGGGCAGACTCAATAGCTTTAATGACAGCTGCATTAGTCTTGCCGCCATCCTCTTTCCATGCGCGAAAGATTGCGCGGCCTTTCATTTTACGAGATCTACGGCCTGCGCCTGTTTGATTATTAGCATCTACTATTGTGCTGTATTGGTTTAAAGCCTGAATAAATATTGACCCTGCTTGTGGGTTACGGCTACGACCTTGATTTTTACCAGCCGCCACAATATTTGCACCTTGGTTATAGCCTGGGCGTTGCACAATAAATGATGAACCTTGCTCACGCCCATTAGTATAAACACGGCCAGCGGTTTCATATATTGCGCCAGATGCAGATGCATTTTGAATACGAGCTAACGATCTAAAACCTTGGCGGTTTACTTTACTTGGCGTGGTTTTATAACCTACGCCACCTTTAGCAGCTCGACTATCCCATATTGGAAATCTGCCGTTACTCGATGCTTTACCCCAACCCGATAACGGGGCTTGGGATGGGATAAAGCCACGAGCCTTAGACACTACAGGTTTTAATAAACCAGCCATTTCTTTCTGTGTTTCTTTAGCTAGATCAGGCGTAAATTTCTTTAAGGCTTTACGGAGATCAATGCCGCCTTTTACTGTTACTGGCATTTTTCATCTCCTTATTTCGATCTTTCATCGCTTGTAATAAAGCCTTAAACATCCTGCTGTCTAGTTCAAGTAAATCATTGGGCGCGATCTGCAATTCGATACTAAGCCTTGCGACCAGGTAAGTGAACGAGTCACGCCCTATAGTTCCGGGTCATCATCTAACACTTCCACCTTGGCCAGCATCTCAACGAAATCTGCACCGAATAATGGAATTGTTACAGCTGCGCGCTTTAGACACTCGTAAGCAAGCCAGAACACATCGGACTGCTTTTCATCATCTCTAAAAGCTTTGTGAAAACCTTTACCTTTATACGCTTCAAAGGCGAACTCGATAGCCGGGGTTATCTGGTGTTCAGTAACCTCGCCTGTTACCCTTGTTATTTTGAGTTTTGCCATTTTTTTGCCCTTTCGTAGTTAGGTTAGAACGCAACCGTTGGTGATACGGTTACAACGGAATTTACGGTAAATGAAAGGCTAGATGCCGCTTCATCGCCCAC